ACATCAACAGCACAATGAGACCAATCATCTGACCATTGGGGGACTTGAACCCATAGAGTTACTGCAAACAGAAAATTAAACAAGTGTGCCATGTGTCCTGCGGATTTCACGAAGTTCTTCAAAGTTCTTCTGTTTTGTTCCACCATCATACGCCCAGGCGTATCCCTCGTCAATCATTTGTTCGTTGAGCGACACATCTGCGTCCCCAATGTATAACCACCCGAGAAGACGACCATACTTCCCAACACCGCCAACAAGCTCAGTCCTAATGACAAGATCATCATCACCAGCGATAGCGCCGTCCAGTTTCTCTTTGAGCCAGTTTGTTGCGTCGATTCCAAGGGCTTTCTCCTCTAGGTCTCTCGTTCTTTTCTCTGGCGTATCCACACCAGCAACTCTAACTCTCTCTTTTTTATAAAGGTCAAAACCGAGATCAATTGTGACATCGATCGTATCCCCATCGACGACTCTATTTATTTTCGTCACTCGGAAGTTGTAACAACTCTTCCGACTTGGAGGTGTCATTGCGCCCATTGGTTTTATCGTATCTACAGTTATATAGGATTATAAGGAGAGATATTCCATTTATCTGGGGAAGCATCTCCAGTTTCATATAGTTTTTCTAGGTTTTCTATTGATTTATATTTGATAATAACATTGAATCTATGATCAGATCTAAATGTAGTTGCTCTATGTTTCAATTGAGAATCAAAATAAATTAATCGATTTGGAATTGGTGGGACACCAATCACTTGATCATTTACAAAAAACTCAGTGGATCCTAGATCATTAAAATGCCAATTATCATTAGGATAGTATAAAAATGTAAGATCTCCTTCCTCTTCAGAGTCGGTATGAAAGTATGGAACTTCCTTTGGAACAAATAAATTTACATGCATCCAATATATTTCTCTACCTGGTGCATATTTTTTAGTCGTATCACTAAAAAGTTTATATATTTTTTCATTCTTATAGATGTCTGCAACCATTCCCGTAGGAAGAAATTGACTTGAATCTGCAACTCCATAACGAAATCTAGCGTTCTTACAATAATCCAAAACAAACTTTCGTTCTTCTTCAGTAAGAAAACTATCTTCAGCCGTGATCATTCTCGTCCTCTTCAAGTTCTGCATACGCCATCTTCATAATGGTGTATATGTAATAAGCAACGCCCGATAGAAGAATAACGAGACACCAGATGATTGACCAGGTGACTCCGTTTGGATCTTCCAACGGGCGTAGAAATAAATTCATTGCAGGTATGACAATTACATACCTATTTAATGATCATCTCACATCGTGTCCACCGAACATGGCGCGCATACCGTTTAGAACCTTGGCTGCGAAAGCACCAAGACGGCGCGACTCAAAACGTGACCACAACGCACTACTGATGACAGGAGCGGGTACGCCAAGGTCCACAGCAGCATGGACAGTCCAACGACCTTCCCCACTATCGGAGACGCCCCCAGCGAAGTCACTAAGCTCTCCATCCCTGCGTAGTACATCCGCAGTAAGGTCAAGTAACCAAGACCCAACAACGCTACCGCGCCTCCAACACTCAGCCACTTTAGCAACGTCAATGTCGTAACAATAATCTTTCGGATTCTCCATCGGAGCAACCTCAGCATCGCCCTCTTTAACATAAACTGACCCAGCATTAGCCTCATGCAGGATATTAAAACCCTCGGCGTAGGCTTGCATGATTCCGTATTCGATTCCATTGTGAACCATCTTTACAAAATGACCTGCACCAGCTGGACCAGCGTAGATCCATCCATACTCCTCAGGGTAGAGAATATACCCGTCTGTGTCATTGGTTCTAGGTGCGGCACCGATGCCTGGACTGAGTGCATCAAAGAGTGGACGGCAGGTGGATACTGCAGAATCTGCACCACCAACCATAAGACAGTATCCACGCTCCAAGCCGTAAACACCACCACTAGTACCACAGTCAAGATATTGGATGCCAAGTTTAGCAAGCCTTTCTGCTCTCCGTCGAGAGTCCTTAAAATTGCTATTGCCATGATCAATAATAATATCGCCTTCCACACAAAATGATAGTAACTCATCGAGTGTCTCCTCTACTGTTTCTGCTGGTACTACCATCATATAGACTCCAGGAGATTTTGACTCTTCCTGTGTAAGGGTTCCAACACCTGTTTTTACTACTTGAACAAGGCTTTCCAAAGAAGTGGTATATCCACTGATATAACCCTTTTCATATTGTTCTTCAGCTTTTTTAACATTGTTACGATACCCATGTACTTCGTGTCCTGCTGCGATAAGACGGCGAGACATACCTTCTCCCATCCGTCCGAGTCCAATCATTCCAACTTTCATTTGAATCCTCCTTTCGACTTCGACTTTTTCTTGTTCTTTTTGATATCTAAAACTTGTACTGTACACCCAGTAAAATTACGAACTGTTTCAAACCAGTAAGCTCTCAAGTGATCGTAATCATCAAATAGTAATTCTTTCTCTCCATTGTATGATAGAACGTATTGATGTCTATCATATGGTTCATCCGAGGTTTGTAGAAAGTACCTTGGATCTGTCGGGTCAATAGTGGGTGTCATGCGGGATAATCCCAATTAGTAATTGAATCTGTTTTTTGTTGAGGGCCCCAAGAACCATAACTATACAAATAAGGAATAGTCATGATAGGGCACTTATCTCCCGTGCATAGAAGATCATCAACGATTCTCCAGGATTCTAATACTTCTTCGGAGTGAACGAAGTTGGATTGGTTTCCTTGAATTGCATCATACAATAATTTTTCATACCCGTCAACTCCCAACCAGTCTGGATAACGATGGGTAAGAGTTGCAGTTTCTACGTCATTCTTAAATCCAGGCGCCTTCATATCAATTCTGATATCAAAGTGTGGATGTGGTTGAAGACGCATCACAATACGATCATTATATTCATGTCCACTGAACAACTGTTGTGGGGGAGACTTGAGTTTTACAACAACCTCAACACACTGATAAGGCATTTTCTTACCAGTCATGAAGTGAAATGGAACACCCTCCCATCTCCAGTTATCGATATATATGTCACCTGCAACAAAGGTTGGAGTTTTTGATTCGGGATCTACGCCCTCTTCATCTCTATATCCATTGTACTGACCACAGATTAGTTTAGTACCCAATCTAGATGCAGCAAGAACCTTTGTCTTTTCTCTACGAATTTCTTTAGCATCCATCTTACATGGTGCTTCCATCGCAATCAATGCAAGAACCTGAAGCATGTGGTTCTGCAACATATCTCTAACTGCACCTGCAGTTTCGTAGTATTGAGATCTACCTTCACAACCAATAGTTTCGGTTGCATAGATTTGAACTTCTTCTACGTAATTCCTGTTCCAAAGTGGTTCCAACAGAGTATTGCTAAACCTAGTGGCAAGGATATTATTAACAGTATCTTTACCAAGATAATGGTCAATGCGATATACTTGTTTCTCGCGTAAACATCTGCCCACCACTGACTGTAAACTATCAGCAGATTTATAATCGGTCCCAAAAGGTTTCTCAATAATAACTCTGGATCTTTCTTGATCATCTACAAGCCCCGCTTCTTTGAGATTTTGGATTGCATCTGCATATCTCTCTGGTGGCACTGACAGAAAATAAGTAGTGTCTTCAATAACACTAGATACTGTTTCTGGTGCTGGTTTTAGATTCTTTAAAGTATCTACTCTAGACAAATCTGCAGACTGATAGTCTAGATGATGTAAAAATTCTTCGGGATAATCGCCACCAAGAGATTCAATCCATTGATCTCTAGTTGGTTCTCTCCTTGCACACCCAGTAACCACAAAATCACTTGGGAGTAATTTTTTCTCCCAAAGTTTATGTAATGCTGGAATCAATTTACGGCGACAAAGATCTCCTGTCGCACCGAATATAACAAGTCTACTCATCTATACTGTCCAGGAACATAATCTTCAAACCCCTCACGGAGATCGTCGAGCATCTTTCCATACTCTCGGAACATTCTATCTCCTGCGATGTATTGTCTTTGACGCATCCATACTGCATCAATTAGGAGACGACGTTGCTGATCACTGAGATCCGTGAAACAGAATTGACTCATTTGATTTTACCTTCGTTTAAAAAATATTCAGGGAGTGGACATCCCTTAAAGTTGTTAATTTCGTTGACTGATAACACAAACATTGTTACGAAACCAAGGCAGAAAGCAAAAAGCATTTGGGGAAAATTATAGTTCCCCATATACGCAGTAGGATCTGGTTCATCATCATGTGGATGAATATGCCTGGCGATCTTCTCTATTCGTTTTTTTCTTTCTTCCTCAGTTTCTTTTTTCATATCAACCTCGGTATCTCCCTGGCCATGTTAATTGCATACCAGATACTAACAAGGAAATGAAAAGAATTATGAAAAATGTTGTCATTTCATAACCTCCTCTTTTACTACTATGTCGCTTACGTCTGGTGGAAATGGTTCACGATCCTTTTCTCTTACAGTTAAGTGATCGGGATCAAGAATTCTCATCGCTTCTGCAAGTTCTTGGAAATGTTGGATCTCATCATTCATGATTCTCCAAATATCCTTATCATTATAATCTTCATATGCAAGATACTTTGCATATGTTTCAGCAGCGTGCATTTCTATTTCGTATGACAAATGGTATGCAGACATAGGAGCCAACCAATAATAAACCACATTGATCCAATAATAGACAAGTACGAGGTGTCTGGCGACAAAGCGATCCACCCAATAAGCACTACCGCCCCGACTTTCCATAAATTCAAGATGTTCGGTTTCATTGACTGATTGCTCGAAGTGTTCTTTCATTAAGTATACATGCCACTGACCACGCAAACCTAGAGATTCCCTTAAATGTAAGACACTCAAAAACGCAAAATAGGGTGCCCGAGCAATCTCCTCAAGCACCCAAAAACGTTGAAAGTGTCTACCTCTATAGAGATAGTCTATGATTGCAATAGTAACTGACAGTACGAACGTGTTAACCTTTTTCATGATAACCCCCTGGGTTATTGTTTTGGTTTATCCTTTGGTTCGATAGCAGATTGAACTGGAGGGGCAGTGTCTTCCTGTTTCTTCGCTGCGGTCTTTCCGTTTCCATTTCCACCCGCCTTAGCAGGAGAAAGTCCGAAAGCCGCCAAAGAGCCAGAGAACACTGATGCAATGAAGGTAGGGTCAAAATCAAGAATTTTTTGACCGTTTGGAAGTCTGACGTAGCTAAACGTGAGAAGAGATGCGGACCAAATAAGTACGACTACTTTCACCAGATTACCAAGAACTTCACTCTTATCTTCATCATGGTCCTTATCTTCTACCTTAGCTGGTTTTGAACCACCCATATGATAGAAACAAGGCAGCTGTATTTAGAGAAGTGTGTAGTTATATATCCCTATTATATCTGGGATTACTAATATGGTTCTATTTCTGGATATTCAAAGTTTGGTATGATATTAGAGAAGTAATTAAAGTTTATTACAATTCTATATTTTTGATTTGTATGTGTACTTCCACAGTGTTTGATTCTTCCATCAAATATAACTAATCTATTTCCTACGGACTCTACTATTTCGCCTGTTTCAAATTTAGTATATCCATCATTTGAATTAACGTAATAGATTGCAGTTTTATATCCCGTAACATCCCCGAAATCAATATGCATTTTTGTTTCTAAAGGCACATGAGTGGCCATAGTCATATTTGCTTTTACTCTTAAATATGCACTTGCTTCTAGTCTATCTCTAATACCTTTAGTTAAGTCCCAATGTTTACTAGCGATAGTATCCTGTGCATGAAAATGATGACAAAGTTGACAATTATGTGGATGGTCATTAGGTAATTGATTTTTAAGATTATCACCCACATAATGTCTGACTTTGGTGACTGCAAAGAACCACGCAAAGTCATCACTGATCATGGTGGTCCACAATCTTTCATAATCTTCTTCAGATAAAACGTTATCAATTATCTCCATACTTAATTGACAATTGGCATTTATATTCTTTAGATGTCATTTTATATCGAGTCACATACTTCTCGACATGTTCTTGGCATTGGAACCAACAGGTTTTTCCTTCCTTACGATCATCAAGTCGCCATGGAAAGGTAGGTGCATGAGGAAAAAGTGCATCATCCTTAGACTTAGTAAAGACAAACTTGAAGTCTTCTTTCTTCGTCTTGCGAGGTTTCTTGGTAGTCGAAGTCTTCTTGTTCAGAGTCTTGACGTTTTTTTCGAGAGCCTTTTGAGTCCGTACCATCAGTTGACGAAGTTGTTTTCACGTAACCATTCTAACGTTAGAGGGGTGGGTTTGTAAACCTCCCACATGGAACCAGTCGCACATGCTTCCAGTGCATCTTGTGTCATACCTTCGGTCTTACCCGCCCAGGTTGCTTCTTTCTCCCAGGGTTGTGCGTGAGGGGGGTATGTACGCTTGACCATCTCTTGCCAGATCATAGGAACTTCGTCCTCTGGTTTGATGATGGCAATCATAGAGTTCTCGATAGAACCTGCCATACAATCTTGTGCGGCATGCCATCCTTCATGACGAGTGACACTCATAAGAACATGAGGTCGATGCATGTGAGCACGATTAAGAAAGAAGTTGTTGGAAACCGTATGATAAACACCTCGGTGTCCAACAGGGAACCACTTTTCGTCGGCTAGAAAGACACCAACTCCGACCTTATTAAGTGACTTGACGATTCTATCGAACTCCACACTAATACGACTAAAATCAGTATCAGGATAGAAAGTCCGCAGATCGCTGCTAGATTTGATTTCGTAAACACCGTCTGTACATTCGCGAAGTAACATACAGCCCATCGAATCGTAGGTCTTGAACCCTTTTATCTTTTCATGAGCTAAGACACTATTCCCGCTCAGGAGCGTAGTACTTAGAATAATCGAGGTCAAAGCACTTTTCAAGGGTGTAGACAGTTTCACGTTTGGTCTCCTTCAAATAATTCTGAAAATGGTGTTCAATGTTGTTGGTATGATTGTTACCTTGACTTACCCAGTCATGGCAAAATTCATAGACAGAACGGCAATGTTCTTCTAGATGATGACTTAAAGCACGAAAGACCGCAGCACGCATCTGCATACGGTCATCGGCATAACGCCAGTCTGTTGGAAACTCGGACATTATAAAGAGGTGGGTCTGATACTATTATATATGATCCTACTCAGATCGCAAGTCATGTTCATGATTCTCCAACTTTCCTTCAAGATGGGCAATCCGAACAAGTAATTTCATATGTTCTTCTTCCATCTCACCTATTCGTCGTTCTAGAATTTCAATCTGTTCTTTCTTTTTCATTAGTCCAATTCCCAACAAGTAGATCGTGCCAACTCTGGATTTTTTTGTAGTGCTCTATGGACATGTCCGTGAACATCTTGTTCTAAGGTGTGATGTGCTTTGGTGTGGACAAATTCAATTACCCCAAGAGATCCACAGATCATTAGGTTTATAATCGTGACAGGGTGGAAAAGGTATCTCATAAAAAAAGGGGTCCGTAGACCCCTATATTATATCACATTGTCAAGCGATCAGAAGTTGTACTTGACGCCGAGCTTACCACCGACTCCCAGATCATCCAGGAACTCGTCTTCTGCCGTGATGAAGCTGACCTCACCATATGCACTCAGTGCATCGGTGACGGGGATACCAACGCCTGCCTTACCAGAAAAACGGGTAGAGAGTTCTTCGCCATCTACAGATACGATAGCGGGGCCACCCTGAACATAGTAGGATGCACCAGAAGAACCCAGAGCACCTTCGTAGCCCACATGAGCGTCGGTAGTTGCTCCAGTGTAGTCGTCTCCAGTCCAGCCAGCATTGGTTTCTACATTAACGTAGGGACCGGCTAGGGCTGCAGCGGGTGCAAAGGCGATTGCAGCGGCGGCTGCAGCGATAGTCGTTTTGAACATTTTTGTTACCTCTTAAGTATATCTCGCAGAGTCGAACCTGCGGATGAAAGAAGACTCGACATGTCTTCGTATGTAAAGAATTGTCACATGTGACAATTCGATGTATTTATACTAACTTAAGAGGTATAGTTTGTCAAGCGGTTCGGGAACCCGAATTATGCCTGAGATTCTGACCAAGAGATGTTACCAGCAACTTGGAATGGAGAAGCGAATGTAACACCTGTAGCATCTTGAACCTGAACCGCAAGTGTAAGTAAGTCAGGACCTGCAGGGAAAATACCGTCACCACCAAGGATAGAGTTACCAATCTCCAATAGGTCTGTAAGAGATACTGATACAGAACCAGCAGCAACCTTGGCATTGTAAATTGTCGTTCCTGCAAGTAAAGTATCACCCGCAACGTGTTTAATAATTTGACTCAGAGAAGGAGACTGTGCATTCTCAAAATTAATTCTACTTGGTAGTGTATTTTGAATCAAGAACAACTCAATATCCTTATTAGTAGTAACCGATGCCTGAGCAAGTCTCAACTGCATTCGATTGATAATATCTCTCTCACCTAAGAATCCAGTAAGTCCACTATCTACTGATGGTGCAAGTCTTACACTAATCAGAGGAACTGGTCTCTGAAGTTCAATAGATGAACCTTCACCAGCAGTAAATGAAGTTGCAGCAGCAATTGCAGGATATTCTGTACCACCAGTAGGATCTGCAGTTGTTGCAGGATAGTTTAAATAGATCTTACTGTTGGAAGCATCAACATCAACTTGAGTGATATATGAAGTAGTTGGTAAACTATTTTGAGATGCTTCAATAAATGTCTGTCCAACAACAACAGCTTGTGCATCTGACTGTGATACTGGAATTGTATACACATAAACTCGTTGACCATCAAGAGTTACCTGAGAGAAAGTTGATTCACCACCACTAGATATGGATTGATTACCTCCAGAGGTATATGCAAATGGTCTACTCTGTCCAGTAAACTGATATGCCTTATCATCGTCAAATGTACCGTCCATAATAATGGAAGTACCGAAGTGGAATAGTGTTGGAGCGGTAGATGAGTTTGGACCATTCTCGATTTCATATCTTGCGGGTAAGTTACCAGAACGGAAGTAGGATTCATCTAGTTTGTTGTTATGGATATACTCATGGAAGTATCTGATGTGACCGATACTATCTTTAAATCCATAACGAATCTTACCAGCACCATACCAGGAATAATCCATGTATGCCATCTGAATCTTACTCGTGTCTAAGATATAACCAGTAAATCCAGTTCCATCACCCTTATCCATATTCCACTGAGATTGTGGAGTTCTAGTATCAATAGTCTTTGTTCCTTTAACTCTTGTAGCGTTAATACCGCGATATGCAGGTTGAACAACACAACGAATATCAGAACTAATCTCAGTAACCTTATATGACTGTCCTCTAATAACAATCATGTCACCAATGGTAAGTTGAGTCGTAAAACTAGTAGAATCTCCACTTACAATCTGACTTCCTCTAGTTACAGTAATGTCCCCAGCAAGTTGTTTTGTGCTACTACGTCTAACAGCATACAAATCTTGACCATCATATTCAAAGAAGAATCCGTTCTGATCATCAAACATTCCACCACGGACAAAGGAATCTGTCCAAGAGGATCTAACATAAGTTGGGAATCCACCAGCACGAACTTCAGTTGGCGCACCAGCCATAGTATAAGTAAATTGGAATGGATTGGGAACACTTGCAACGGTGAAAGTGCCGTTATAGTAATTAGTACCAGAAGAAACAGTGGCACCGGCTATCTTGATACTATCACCTTGTTTTAAATTATGTTGTTCCTGAGTATCAATAGTGGCAGTTGATCCTTGAGCTCTAATCAACTCCTTAACTAGTTTGGGTGGATTAAAGTTAATTGCGAAACTAGTCTGCAGACCTTTACCTGACTGATAACGGAAGTACTTACGAGTTTGTCTAGCGATTCTACTTGTAGGACTTGTTCCTGCAGTAATATCAACACCACCATCAAATGGTTTATGTAGACTATATCCATCAGGTCTTAGAGCCAACTGTGTTGCATAATAGTAATCTGCAGAACTAGAGTTAGCATCAGAATTTTCAAACAAAGTCATCCTTGTATTTGTTGAAACCGTATCAACAGTGTACGCCTCAACATAACTTCCATTATTAATATAAATTTTATCAAATCTCTTGAATTGAGTGAGGAATGACGATCCCGAACCAGTAACTTCTTTACTACCTAAGACAATAGTTGCAGTGCCTGGAGCCTGAATATTTTTAATTACGTTACTAGAGGTAATTTTATGAGTTCCAGATTGAGAAGTAATTGTAATTGCAGTGTTATTCAATGCATCAAGTGCAGAAGTTGCCAACTTGATTGTAGTTGAACTAATCACGATAGCAAAGGTATCGGTCACACCTGCAGGAAGAATGGAAGTATTTCCATTTGCATCGTAAGTGATTTTCTCCCCAGTCAATAAATTGTGTGCTGCAGCGAATTGGATCGTTCCTGCACCTGCATTAATTCCCGAATTTGTGAATTCATATTCTCTTACAGGAATCTTAAACGTTCCATCCATTGTGAATGAATTTGCAGTAGGAATTGTCGCCACATTAAAGACACCATCATATGCACCAACAACACTAGCAACGTCAAAACTATGAGCACCAGAACCAGTTCCAGTCAGAACGAATCCAGACTGTTCTGCAGATACAGTGAATCTAAATCCCCACCATGGACCACCACCAGGTCCATAGTTAACCGCACTGGTGGGATCAACTCTGACAGTAAATCCTAAGGTTGATCCGCCATTATTGTGAAGAATACTTGAAATGTCGTAATTAGAATTACCTGGGAATGTAGTAGAAGTAGTGTATGTTGCGGTATCACCAGAATCATCAAATTGACCAATAGTATAACTATTCTGAACTTGATTACTACTATTAAGAATATCTAAGGTTGCATACTCAGATTGAGCACTAAAGTCACCACGGAATTCTAATTGAGTAATTTCTGCAGTACCTGGAGTAAATCCTAGAGCAGTTTCAATATCAATGAATACTGTATATGCAGAATTACTATTTTGTTGAATTACATGAGTACTACTACCAGAGTTATTACTTCCAGTATTAGCCAACTGAAGTCTACTATCATCCAGTCTTGTCAGGTCAATAGACTGTCCGTTTGTCAGTGGTGGAATTGCAGTACCAGATACGTTTGTATACGTTGCGGTAACATCTCCAGTAATCTTATGGTTTGCAATAAAAAGTGAATTGAATTTATCGTTAGCTGTTACGTAAGAAATATTAAAGGCTGTAGGTACTCTCGTGATATCATCAGTATTTGGTGATACCTTTGTTGATAGTCTAATAACATCATCATTAACTGGAGTTGCAGTTGCCTGGAAACTTGAAGGCATATCTGTTGTTCCACTGGTAGTATTTGTATATCCAAATCTATCACCAGCACTATATCTCGTAGAATCTACAGTAACAGTTACATTTTGATTTCCTACGATTCCATGAGATGCGATATAAAGAGTATTTCTATCTGCGGTTAAGGTATTGCAGAATACATAGAAAATTTCACTACTTGCACCGTAAGAAGTATTGCTATCTGTATAGTTGAGAGCGAACGAACCTGTTTGAGATGGCGTTCCTTGGACACTATAAGATGGATTTCTTACACCGAATGTTCCATATCTACCATAGTTTCTCTGATTAGATAGATATGAAAATGCATCATTTGAGTTTGTGGTTCCGCCAGGAGTTCTCCCTTGGAAAGCAACGATAGATGCAGGAGCACTACCACCAAGACCCCAAACAGAATCACTTAGATCTCCACCACTACGTTCTTTCTGGGAATCAGTAAATGTTCCACCAGCTGGTTGAATTCTAAGTTGGAATCTATAACGATCATTACCCCAAACAAATGTACCAACTGATCCAGCGCAACTTGCCTGTACAGTGAGGAAAGTGTTTCCACCACTATTCGTAAGTGCAGTAGTCGCATCAAAGTTTTCAAATACAGTAACTCCACCCTGCCTATTAGTTGCTCTCACATAGTTTGTAGACTGGTTTCCTGGTGAATACACCTCTTCAGTAGTACCTGCAATCGTAAAGGTAACAAATTCACCAGATGAGTTAACGTCACCAGATAATAGAATTTGGTCAATAGTAACAGATGTTGGATTGCCTAAACCAGCTGCAGTTAGGTTTACACTATAGGTGACCGTGCTGGTGCTACTACTTCCCTGTCCAGCAGTAGTAACTGGTTGTGTCTGGGTAATGTAATAATCGCCGAAAGTAGTTCTTCTTGCAGTTCCAGATGCACTTTCTACTTTATAACATAGACTCAATCTAGCAAGACCATATAAATTAGAAAGAGAGGATAAACTTACCTGTGAAGATAACGTAGTATTGTTATGTAACTCAATTGTATTAGCATCAATAACTTCAACATAATAAACAGTACCATCAACCATCCCACCATCAGTTAATCCCTGATATGGTGTTTGAAACAAAAGTGCATACTTATTACGTAAGTTGTGATTATTCCAAGTAATTCTATTTGTACTCGTGTTTACATCTGAAGCAGCAAGATATGTTGTATATGTTGATTCCCAGTCATAAGTTACTAGAGGATTCTTCTTATAACTTCCCCTACCAGTGTCTGTTGACATATCAATGGCAGTGTTGGTGTTGAAGTTTACAACAGTATCAACAAATGGTCTGCCATCTGGAGCTGTTGCAGCACTATCTGCAATTTTAAGTGTACGTGGACCAACAGTATTTCTTAGATAAACTTTAGTGTCTTGAGAAAATCCATGAGTATTCTCGGTCGTAACACTAATAGTACTTGGATCCGATCCATTTGTCGTAGCACCGTCTGCAGTACTAACTGGTAGTGTAGATCCTTCAAAGAATTTGCCAGGGATAATAGTTGTATAACTTCCGTTAATATCTCCACTGAATGATGCGGCAACATCAAGTTCAAAGAAAAATACTGTAGTACTTGGAACGTTAGTAACAATAAAAAATCCTTCTGCCTGATATTGGGATACACCCTGAACCGAGATTGGATCTCCAATACTCAAACCATGAGGAATATTGGTTGTTACTTTAATATTTCTACTTCCGTTCCTAGCATTAATAGAAACAATACCATCAATAGGAGTATCACCACTACTACTATAAATGGTAGGAATATTGTTTACGGTTTGGAGAGTTTCCCATTTGGTTGACTGTAGTCCATACTCGAAGTCAGTATCAATAAGGTTCTCTGGATTACTGACTCTTAGTTTTCCAACAGGATCTAAAATATCTTCTGCAGGAGTAATCTCTTGATAATCTCCTTGAATAAAAATTTGAAGTTTATCAGTATCTGCTTGAGTTGTTGTATCATATACTAAGGAGAGTTCGGTCTCGTCAGTAACAGAATCGTATGATACACCAGCTAAACCTGCGTTTACATCCGCAAAATTATAGATGATGGTATTTCTTGTTACGTTGGTGACAACAAGAAATCTTTCTGCGGTAATATTTCCCTTGCAAAATACAGACTTTTCACTCGCGTCAAATCTGTAAGTACCAACTAATAGTTTCTTTGCCATCTTGCGGGATTACTCCTTATCGAAAAGTATTTATAAGTGACAATCAACCCAATGCAATCGCAAGTGCGACAACGGTTGACTGAGAAACTCCACCTCCTCCACCACCAGAAGCAGTAGAGGCAACGGTCGCTGTTGTTCCATTGACTGTTGCGGTTAGATCTGTACCGAAGTTGATTGCGGTTATTGCAGTACCAACTACTGATCCATCATTTTGAATGTCAACACCTGCAGATCCTCCGCCGCCACCGCTGGCATTAATAGTAACTTCTCCACCATTAGTTTGTAAGGTTACATTGTTACCAGCAACAATAGAGGTAACGATACCAGTGAGAGATGAACCATCACCAGAGAATGATGTTGCAGTTGCAATACCACTCATAAACACACCAGTACTTGTGGTTTGTAATCTTACAACATTGTTATAGAAAAGATTTACGTTACCATTTTGAGTAAACGTAGCAAGATCTTCATTATCGGCAGCATTTCTTAGTCTGATCTGATTACCAATAATTCTCAGAGCTCCAGCTCCTTGATCGGAAATATAACTTAAAGAACCAGTATGATAAATTTGTAAGGCATCAGCAGCACCAAATTTTAATCTATCATCAGTAGCTCCAGAACTATCACCAAATTTAATTAGATTCCCATTGGTATCTAATGTTCCACCCAGTTGTGGAGCAGTGTCATCTACAACGTTAGCAATTCCACCGCTGCCACCTTGCGGGCCAGCATTAGCAGCAGTAGAAATTCCTGTGATTCTTCCATTTGCATCAACGGTTATAACTGGAATTGCAAAACCACCACCATAACTACCAGCAGATGCTCCAGTTAACGAGGTTAAGTTTGAACCAGATCCCGAGAAAGAACTTGCGGTAATAATTCCAGTGGTGTTGATATCATTATCAATTGCAGCACTATCTCCAACAATTAGATTACCAGATTTCGTTGGAAGTGTTGCAACTACGTTTCCACTGAAACTACCATGTCCTGGTGCCTGGATTCGAGCATAATGTGCATTATTAACTTCGCAGAATAAATCAATTCTACCTGGTGTACTATCAGTACTTCTAATTTCGATCTTATTGGTCGTGGTTGTTAATCCAGATACATTTAATTGAGACGCAATGATATCTCCAACAGTAATATCTGGAGTTCCAGTTAATCCACCAGCAGTTCCCGAAGTATTACCAGTTACGTTACCAGTTACGTTACCAGTTACGTTACCATCAAAAGTAACAGCGGTTACAACACCTGATACATTTAATCCAGATCCAATTTCTGCAAAAGAAAATACTTCTAAAGTACCAAGTACGGATGCACCAATACCAGTGGTTTCAAATTTCTTACCATTATTGTAGAACAGGTTTGCTGATCCATTTGCTATGAAACTTGCCGCATTCTTATTATTTGCGGCGTTTCTAATAACAACATTGTCACCAGCAAGTATAAGTGATCCGCTACCAGATTCTTTTATAACAGAGTTGCCTGTTGCATTGGCATGAAATATTTCTAATTCATTATTAGGACCTAGGGTTACTTTACCTGTATTATCATCGAAGAGGAAATTAACATCATCAAAGAAAGATGTAACACCAACGTGTCTTGTCAGTCCAGTAAGAGTGGAAACACCACTTACACTAAGATTATCTGCAACCAATCCACCAGTAACTTCTACGCCACTTGCGGTAGTTTCAAATTTCTTATTAGTATTATGGTATAAACCTACAGAACCAGATTGATTTAGTGTAAGAATATTTGTTGAACCATCACTACTCTTGAAGTTCAGTGTTGTACCGACTTTAAAGTCATTTGCATTTAGTGTATGAGATCCAAGTGTAGCAATACCAGAGACACTTAGATTTCCGTCAATATCTGCATTTGTGTCTACATATAATTTTCTAAGAGTAACACTATGTGGACGGGTTGATATACCACCATTAACCGTCATAGAGGTGGTGGTTAGACCACTCCAAAAAACCCAATCATGCTCACCAGTTTGACTAAAGTAACAATTATTATTAAAAGGAGCATGTCCCATGGAGAAGACTGTTGTTAATGCTCCTACCTGAATCGATCCTTTGTCATTAAGTCCAGATACTATTAGTTGACCCGAACCTAATCTAGTATAATTAGTACTTCCATAATTGGGAAAACGGTATTCACTAGCAGTCAAAACACCAGTAATAGTAGAATTACCAGTTACATTAATACCACCACTATCTACTTGAAGACCATTTCTTGCTGTAATTAATCCAATCGAATCGACGTTAGTTACATCTTCGTATGTGAGAGTTCCTGCAATACTTACATTACCAAAGGCAGTAATGTCGGTGACAGTGATATTAGGAGAACCAGTTAGACCCTCTGCATTTGTAGCAATAGTTGCAGTAGTTGCTGTACCAGTTACATTACCAGTGACATTGCCAATTAAGTTACCAGTAACATCACCAGTCAAATTCTTAGTTATTGTTGAAGGAAGTCTATCATTACTAATAGTTCCCGTAGTAATGTTACCACCATCAGCGAGATTGGTTGCAGTAGTCGCTGTACCAGTTACATTTCCAGTTAGGTTGCCAGTAACGTCACCAGTTAAATTCTTAGTTATTGTTGAAGGAAGTCTATCATTACTAATGGTTCCCGTAGTAATATTGGCACCGTCAGCAAGATTGTTAGCGGTAGTTGCTGTACCAGTGACATTACCAGTTAAGTTACCAGTGACATTGCCTGTTAGATTTCCAGTTACATTGCCAGTGACATTACCTGTTAGATTGCCAGTAACATCTCCAGTTAAATTTTTGGTAATATTTGCAGGCAATCTATTGTTACTAATAGTTCCTGTGGTGATATTGGCGGCGTCAGCAAGATTAGTTGCGGTAGTTGCTGTGCCAGTTAGATTTCCATTAACATCTCCTGTTAATGGACCGTTTAACTGAGTTGCAGTAACAACTCCAACGTTTATATTGGGAACTCCCGATAGTCCTGTAGAATCTCCAGAAAAAGTACCAGAAAATAATGCAGCGGTAATAACACCAGTTGGAGAATTTAAATGTCTAATAATAATATCTGGCGTTCCAGTTAAATTCTCAGCAACAGTTGCAATACCAGCAACTGCAGCATAAGTTGCATCCGAAGCGGAAATATTACTTAGAGTAGAACCATCACCATAATATGCAGTCGCAGTTATAACTCCAATTGTTTTTAACTGCGTCAAGGTAGCGATACCTAAATTAGTACCGTCGCCAAGAGCTCTGTATAATTCTTTAAAATTATCGTTTGTCTTTATTGCGCCCGTTAACAGGGTATCACCTTGTCCATCATTAGGAGTAAGTCCAGTAACAATACCTTGAAATGACATGGAGACCCACTTATAGAACTATCCGTTTAAGTATTTAGGATCTCCTACAATAATTAAATTTTCCAAATATTGTCACAGTAGTCTTCAATAGATCTGTCAGAAGAGAAGAATCCAGATCTAGCTATATTAATTAGAGATCTTCGATTCCATTCCTCTCTGTTACCCCACGTTGTATCTACTACATTTTGAGCACGACAATAGTCAGCAAAGTCTGCACAGACACAGAAGGGATCATTCTCCATTAGATTGTCGATGATCGCAGAGAAGGCATTCTTCTCACCGTTAGAGAAGTGACCAGACTTGATCAACTCAATCGCCTCAAACAATCCAGAACTCATGTGTTCTTTAGGATTATAACCATTCTTCCATAGATCACCAATCTGTTCTTCAGTATTACCAAAGAGGAAGAAGTTCTCTTCACCCACCAAGTCACGAATCTCTACGTTTGCACCGTCAAGTGTGCCAATAGTTAGGGCACCATTCATCTGGAACTTCATGTTACCAGTGCCAGATGCCTCCTTACCTGCTGTAGAAATCTGTTCAGAAAGATCTGCAGCGGGATAAACTTTCTGTCCCAACTTTACACTATAGTTTGGTAGGAATACGACACGCAACTTTCCATCCATATCAGGATCAGAATTGATAGTCTCCGCAAGATTACAAATGAAACGAATAATTTCTTTCGCCATGTAATAACCAGGTGCGGCTTTGCCACCAAAGATTACTGTACGTGGAACAACATAATCGTCTTTATGATTTTTGATATACAAATACCGAGACACAATCCATAGAGCAAGGAGATGCTGTCGTTTGTATTCATGGATTCTCTTTACTTGTACGTCGAACATACTTGACGGATCAACAGATATACCAAGTGTCTTCTGTATGTATTGTGCTAGTTTATGTTTACCAATGAGTTTTGTTGCGCCAATCTTTTCGAGAACGATAGGATCATCAGCAAACTTCTCCAGATCCCCAAGACGAGTCATATCAGTAGCCCATCCATCACCAACACAATCGGTAAGAACTTCTGCAAGTGCTGGATTAGAATCTGCCAACCAGCGACGAGGAGTCACACCATTGGTTACATTGGTAAATTTATGAGGCCAAAGATCATAGAACTCAGGCATCAAGTTCTTAGTAATTAGATCTGAGTGAAGTGCAGCAACACCATTGATATGGTGAGATCCGACTGTTGCAAGATGGGCCATGCGGACAGATCTACCACCCGTCTCATCGATGATAGACAGTTTGCGAAGGATTTCTTCATCCCCTGGGTAGTGCATTCTGACAATTTGCAGAAATCTAGAATTGATTTCATAGATAATCTCCAGATGTCTAGGTAGAAGTTTTTCAAACAGACTTACACTCCACTTCTCTAAAGCTTCAGGAAGTAGTGTATGATTTGTATAAGCGATTGATTTGCTTGTAATATTCCATGCAATATCCCAATCTAAATGATGGTCGTCCATCAAAAGTCGCATAAGTTCTGCAACCGCGACTGATGGGTGGGTATCATTTAGTTGAACTTGATAATGATTATGAAACTCTTCAACAGGAAGTCCACGTTCAGAAAGACTTCTAAACATATCTTGGAGAGACGCACTGACAAAGAAAAATTGTTGTTTCAGTCGAAGTTCCTTGCCTTGATCCGTACCATCATTAGGATAGAGAACCTTGGAAATAGTTTCGGACTTAACACTATTTTCTACAGATCCTAGATAATCTCCGATATTGAAAGCCGAAAAATCAAATACATCAATCGCATCAGCTCTCCACAATCTTATTTTAGCACAACTATTGACTTTATATCCGGCTTGCAATACATCATATGGCACTGCAACAACATGTTTTTCGGGAACCCAACGAACTCCATGACCATCGTAATGTTCGACTTTTCCTCCAAATCCAACCATCACCGATTCATCAGGATAACAGAGTTCCCATGGCCAGTCACCATGCAACCAATTATCAGTAACCTCTACTTGTTGATTATCTCTAATTGTTTGTTTAAAGATACCATACTTATATCTAATACCATATCCTGTTGCAGGAACTCTTAGTGTTGCTAATGATTCAACATAACAAGCAGCGAGTCTTCCTAGTCCCCCATTACCCAGTCCAGGTTCAACAGATAGATCAAGAATTTCATCTAATTCATATCCATAATCAGATACGATATTTTCAACTTCTTTTCTGATATCTAAATTAAGTAAATTATTGCTCAACTGTGGACCAATTAAAAACTCTGCGGAGAGATATGCAACTTCTTTTTTGTGATATTTTTCCACAAGATGATTATCCATCATCTTATCTCTCACCGCATAACACAATGCAGTATAAACATCATGTTTAGTTGCATTCTGTGGACTTTTACCGAGAGTATAAATTAGTCTATCTCTTAACTTCTCGGAAATGTCGTTTTTAATTGTCATGACCTATTGCCCCATTTGATTTCTGGAAATGCATCAGATACATTCTTCTTAGTAATCTTATATCTTTCTTGGAGATTATGATCTTTAACCAGAAGAAGAATCTCGGCTTCGAGTGGATGAAGTCCTTCCAGGATACCAATAAACATGGTTTCTCTTTTCATAGAAGAGAGTCCATCATTACCACCCTTAACGAAGTTATAGAAATACTTATATTCTTTTCTAATAGAAGTCTTGCCTTGGTCTTGAGATCCTAACGATTGAGAACCAAGTTCTCCCATCATTTTTACAGCAGTATCAATCTTCTCACCCAAAGTTCCTGAGAAAGATGTTTGTTCTTTTGTACTTGCATAGGGGGCAACACCACTAGGCAACATTGAAACGACAGTTTCATCAAAGTTCCAAATCAAAAGAGTTTGCAAAGAAGGATCATTGTATTCTCTCAATACTTGAGCCTTCTTTGCATTCGTTCTTTGTTTTGATGCAAGATTTAGAACTTCAAAAGCGAATGGATTCGCAGGAAGTCTCTCGATATTATCAGAGACTTTAATCGAAGTAGCCATAATTTAAATCATTTTCTATTATTTATAGCTTAAATCCAGCGAAGGTATCTTTCTCAACGTCTTGTTTGATACCACCAACAACATAGGATTCTACTTCTGTTTCTTGAGGTGCAACCTGAAGACCCTTAGAAGAAATCCAGTGTTCAGTCCAAGGAAGGGGATTGTTCTTTGCAGGAATATCATAGATGGGTTTCAAACCAATCGCCTTCATACGACGATTTGCGATCCACTCAACATACTGTGCGAGAAGTTTGTCATTCAGACCGATCATAGATCCATCTTTGAACAAATACTCTGCCCATGCCTTTTCCTCTTCTACAGTTCTCTTGAACATATCGATGATTACGGATTCTTCTTCCTTAGCAATCTCTTCCATTTCTGGGTCATCCCCTTCGCGCCATTTGTTGAGGATGTTTTGAGTAATGACAAGATGCTGATTTTCGTCTCTTGCGATGAGAGAGATAATTTTAGCGGATCCTTCCATAAGTTTGAGTTCGCCAAACGCAAACGAGCAAGCGAACGAGACATAGAACCTGATACCTTCGAGAATATTGACATTGGCGACAGCACGATAAAGTTTTCTCTTCAGTTCTTTTGATTCCCACTTAGCGGTAGGAGAATCCTTGAAGTCTCCCCTCCACATATTACCAGTGTCATACTGATGTGCAGCTTCGACAAATTCATTGTATGCAGAAGTTACAGACTCTGCACGAGCAACAATCTTCTCATCATCTAGAATGTGATCAAAAACCTCACCAGGATCAGGATATACATTCTTGATGATGTATGTATATGAACGAGAGTGGATCATCTCCATAAACTCCCATACAGTCATACACGCTTCTAGTTCAGGGAGTGAACAGTAAGGGATAAAAGCCATCCCAGGACCACGCCCTTGTACACTATCCAGCATGATCTGGTACTTAAGATTGCTGGTGAAGATGTGTTTCTGTTCTGGTGCAAGAGTCTGATAGTCACCGCGATCTTTCTGGAGAGAAACCTCTTCGGGTCTCCAGAAGTAACCGAGTTGTTGTT